TAGATTGGCCATTCATTATCAGGCAGTAACCGCTGAGAATTATTTCATCGAAATCTGTCGTTAATAGATTGTTCTCCATGTATGGATATAATTTTCCACTAGATAGTAGTCCTCCCACAACTGATATTATCTCCGGATTTTGAATCGCTTCCTTTAAACTTTTTTTCTGTATCATAATTGTTAAATTTAAAATTAATAAATCGTTAATTCGAAATCTGCGCATCGTCTAAATATCCTTCACTGTCGGAATCACCAGGATAGATATTCCAATACGTTTTACCACTCTCACCAAATCCAACAACTGTAAATTTGGTTCCTTGAATATTATATAAGCTTATCACTTTACCCATTTTCTCAAAACGGTTTCCTTTAACACAGAAATATACTGTGCTATCCTCGCCTGTAAAATCATAAGGATATGGCGAACGTGTCATCAATGGTATTATCATTTCAAATGAGCGAACTACTCCATTGTCCAGCTTCGGGAATTTCCTGTCAAAAACATTACTGTTAGTAATCAGGTAATTATTATACACAGTACCCTCTGGAGCATCAGACAATTGTAATTTCATGCTTTTGCAGGAAAGGTCGCCAGCGAAGTATCCTGACAGAGCTTCAATATGCCCTTTTAACCAATCAACGAATATATTAGGTCGAAAAGCATCCAGGTTATTCGGGTCGAAATTCTGGTAAGCATTGCTTTGTGCTCCATTCCGGATACCATATTGACTAAACATATAGTCACCGAGGAATATAGCTGAACCAAGTTTTGCATAGTCCGAAAAGAGCATCTCCACTATTAATGCCTTATATTTATCCATCAGCCTCCAGGTTGCATCAGAGCCATATTGGGCATAATCTTCCTTTGGCGTCCGTCCGATACTGCTCCCCAGCCAAGTTCCTTGCTTATACATGGCATAATACTGCCCATCCTGCTCGACAAATGGGCCAGCAGCTTCCGTACACACATAGCTCGTGTTTGGGTCGTAGCGTCCTGCAGGATACGTAATAAAACGTATCTTACGAACAAATTTAACTTCTGTTGTTTTTCTAGCTATAGTCATACTACTATTCCGCTGTTGTGATTACTACCGCTACATTACCGGATGCCTGCTGACACATATCTTCTGTGACTGTTCCAGTTGCAGAAGCTGTTTCAGCAGTGGAAGGATTAAGGATTACGCCTGCTGCATCCATGAAGACAAAGAAAAACGTCATGTCTTTAAACTTCGTCGTCTGGCCGCGCTTTACAAGTATCGGTGTATAGACAACCGTCCCATCCGAACCCTCCTCAATGGTTTCATTTTCCGGATTTGGATTCGGAATAATATCCAGCGGGTCTGAAGCATCTGTAACTGTCTGTACATCGGAGCCGATGAGCGTACCATTCTGATAGACTTCAACCTTGAATTGTCCGACAGAATCTACCATATCGTTTGTAGCAGTCAAGTTTTTTGCTGTCTGACCTGATATCGCTTTCCATACACCGGAAACAAGACTATACCATTTATATGTCAATCCAGAAGTAATCTCATCAGTTCCTATCCTGGCTACAGCCTGCAGGATGCAGCTATCATTGTTTGATACCAGCGTAAAATATTTATTGTCGCCAGCCTGAATCGTCACACGAATAGCATTGGATGTACCTTCCGTAATCGGAATACTATATACAGTCTGTATCTTGTCCGAAGTATTACCTACGGCCACAGTAGCTTCAGACTTAATCGTACATGGAGCTGCACCTGCTGCTTTTACAAGATTCTTCAGAATCTGCAATCCATAATAGTTTCTTGTACCCTTCTGATAAGGAAGTGACTTGAAATGACCGGTCTCACCATTGAATGAATTGGTAGACACGTTATCGCTACCGAATGTCAGTTCCGTATCATTGAAGAACCACTTCACCAGGTTAGGAATAACCAGCCCATCTGCAACTCTTGATGATGTAATAATGTAGCTTAACGTAGGAAGAAGGGTGGAAAAATCAGGGGTAATGTTGGTCGGATTCTGGGGGTCACCCTGATATTCCTGATACAAATCTCCCTTGTCGCACTGCAACATAGGCATGTAAACTCCGGACTTACGCTGATATACGACCTGTCCGACTTTGCTCGCTAAACTCATAATTACTCTGTTTTATCCGTTTCACCATCTGTTACATTCTCTCCGTTTTCTTCTCCAGCAGGAAGCGTAACCGGATGATCTGTATCCGGCGTATCTTCCACTTCTGCATCCTGATAATATTCAGGAATGGTTACTTCTGCAGGCTCGGCCGTACCATCAATCTCTCCCCTTGCATCATTACCAGTCATTGCCACTCCACCAACAAAAGCCGCACGGTCGAATATGGTTTCTCCTGGAATGATATTCAAATCGGCCTGCCAAAGCAGGATATTACCGTCCGCTGTCTTGTTACGGTTCTCTACAGGTGCACCAATCTTATCGGCCACCTTCTTCGTCACTTTAATGTAATATGCCATAGTATTCTAATTATTAATTCTGTCAAACAAAACATTACCATCCGCATCTTGCAATACTGATTCGTCTGTATCGTCAATCAATATTGCTTGTGCCCCACGGTCTTCAATCTGCAAGTCAAGCAGCATTCCTTCCACGAATTTGATTGTAGGATTAGCACCTTCAGCTACCTGGCTGTATGAACTTGAGCCGGGATTCTTTCCCATCCAGATGAACTTGAACCATTCTTCCGGATTCTGAATTACACCTGTCGAATCACGTACATATCCCTGCGGATAGATATAGCTTGTGCCAGCCGGACATCCGGTAACTACCCCCTTGAAGTCACATTCTAGCCGTGGTATATACCTTACAATACGAGTTGTTGCAATCTGGTCGAATGTATCTGGAGTGGCAGGTAGGGAACCTGTCTCACGGTATGCCGCCTTGCATATATAAGCCTGCTCATCGCCGATAAAATCACGGTTAACCACAAGCACGTTCTTGTTAACTGACACAATCTCCCAGTCATTATCTCCATTGCCATCGACAATTTCTTCCAACACACCTGTAGACAATACCCGGTACCACCAGAATTTTACACGCTCATCTTCTGTTATGTCCTTATTTCCTGCCATGAACTTAGCGGTAATAGTCTGCTCCATGACATCACGTACAGGATACCATTGTACCGTATCCGGAGAATCAAGAGACAAAACCGGCTGCGGAGAACTTGAGTCGGACACAATAATAACCTTGCTGGCAGTGTATTTCAAAACCTGGTTAGTACGTATATCCACATATTCAGCAGAAAATTCAAGAGTGATGGGATTCGCTATACTCGAATTTTTCTTGACCTGTATCTGCCCCTTGTTTTCTCCCGACTGCGTAATCACATAATCCGTACCGCTGCTAATCAGTTTCTGCACACCGCCGATACGCTCATACCACTTCATGTTTGTAAGTTCTGAGTTTATCGCCTTCGCAGCCGACGTGGAATCAACGTCTACCGCCGCACAGCGAGGGAACAGAGTAAGCGGGGTAAGCGTGTAGTCGGGGGTAAAAGACTTATCCATGGCCGAATAGAACTGTCTGTCCGGAACACTTGTTACCACCTGCATACTTATGCTTGCCTGTAGAGGGCGGTAGTTGATGTTAAGACTTTTCTTTTTACTTGCTAATGCCATAACTTAAATTAAAATGTTACATAATTTTCTGCTATCTCATATTTTTGTCCGTCACGAAGAAGGACTGTCGCTTTAAAGGAACATGACGAACGTGTCATATAATCCGTTCCAAGGTCATCTAACGTAAGACTTAGTCTCTTACCAGCAGATGCCCTTTTAATAGCCCACGCATTGTCTTCACTCACATTCCCTGTATCACGTGTCCAGGTCACATCGGAATCCAGAATATTATCTGTCACATCCTGGTTATATAATAATCCGGAGACTATAAGTTCCGTGAATACGATATAATCTCCAGATTCGTCACGGTCTGATATTCTGTCTGCATCAAACTGCCATCCGTTTGAGCTGTCTAAGTCTATTGTAAAGGCTGGATTACCTTCTATCATCGCCCATCCCGTGCTGGCATAGCGAGGTTCATCCGTTGTTCCGGTAACAAGGCACTTCCAGCGACAGCCGAAATGCCAGACAGTATCTACCGTATCTTTTCCAACCTTATAAGGATTCTCGCTCTGAGCAACCTCCAGCGACCAGAACCCACGGTCGTTCAGCTGTACGATAACCACACCCTGATAGTCTATCCGCATCAAGTCCTGGATAGCGATACCACGGCAATAGACATACGACTGTAGATAGTTTATCGGAAGATTATCAAAAAGAGACAACCGCTTCAGCTTCCCAACAATAATACTATAATTCGATTCTTCAAGTATAGGTTTCGTTACGCCATCCAGCATACAGATGCAGCCCTCATACGATGAGATATACCAGAATCCTTGCCGTTCTTCATCTACCGCATTTCCTCGACGTGTAATCACCATACCTACAGCTGGAGGATAGTTCTTACCCCCAGGCACCTCTTCATCTGGATAGAGCACGACATTCAGTTTGTTTTCTGCCTGCATCACACTAAGGACGCGGAACCAGCTGTCATAATACTCTCCTGTAGAGTTCAGATTGTTCACTGAGCCATAACTTACATCCTGCTCTTTGAATGCCGTAATATCATTGTCCCAGCGACGACGAAGATACAGGTCATACGTGCTGTCTTCAAGAAGTTCAATACGTTCGATCGTGCCGGCTTCTGAATAAGTAACGTTACCTTCCTGCGCGAACCAACGGTTATATATCAGTTCTTTTACGATTAAAGATGAACGAACCTCCAGCTTTTCAAACTGTCCGCGACCGTCCGGGAATATACCGGCACCCTTCCCGGCGATCATGCTGTCAATGAACTCACCGAACTTCAACAAGAAGTTAGTTCCGTCCGACTGGTCTTTACGAAGAAGCGTCTTCAACGACTTTAATGCAGAAAATACATTACTGTCACTAGGGGTAGTTGAATCATTCACCCTAATAACATATACTCCATTACCATTCCCGTTATAGCTCTGTCCTTTGTATGTAAGGGAATCCACCTTATCCTCAATTTCACCGATGCGTGAGTAGGGCATACTTTCACCGATGGTATAGACTGGGCTGTCCCAAGGAATATCCAGATTCATTTCCCAACCCAAAACACGGGAGATACGCCCGTTTTCGAAGTAGGTGTCGTCAACGAGATTGATACGTTGGCCAAACTCGAATATACGTGAAATTGGGTCTTCGTGTACCCAAGTGCTCATTAAGGTAGTAGGGTAGGTGCCATCGTCCTTCTTCACCTTGTCGGCGTACTTCTGTGCTTTCTCTTTCAGCTCTTCTTCTGCGGCAGGGATATACTGGTCGGAAACAAGTTGGATGTCAAATCCGGAAAGAACATATTCGTCACCATTGGCAGGATACATCATCTCATCGGGTAGAGGACGGCCATAGTTTTCGTTCCTCACAATCTCCCATAGCTGATTACCACGCGTTTCGTCCTTCGGGGTGGGGTTGAAGATAACACCAAATACCATGCCGTTCAGTTTACCAGATTTGAATGTTACCTGAAGCTCCTGTCCTTCGATGATATATTCTTCCTTGAACTCAAGCTCGGTATCCTTGTAGCGGTAATAGGTAATGGTTTCTTTCGTGCCGTCCTCGTTGTCCACTTCCTCGGTACGAGTGTGCACATCAGATAGAGTGCCTACCCGACGGGGATAAACATCGTCGAAAACCACCACATCTTCGATAGCTTCTTCCTGCGACATTCCTTCATATGCGTCAATATAGGGAGTATCGGCCGGAAGCATAAGCCGTTTCTGGACTACACCGTTCACCACGGCCTGCTCGTCAGTCGGACGGTAGTTCGTAGGGATATTCTTTGTTGAGCCAAACGCATAGATGCGGGTGGCATAAGTGCCCTGACTTTCGCTGCGGGTGATGCTCGACGCTTCGACACCACGCTCGATTTTAACGGCATCCCCGAACTCATTTCGCCCAAAATGAATCACGTTGTCCGTTATCCAGCAATCACAGTTCCACTTATCCTCACCCGCCATAGAGAACAGGGCATCCAACAGGTTTATGTTGTCGTAGGTCATCGCCACTGCCTTATTCTCTACGGTATCATCTATGCTGAATGTAAAGTCTGTTCCTCGGTAGGTATACCCCAACGCTTTCAGGTTGCGGAGGAATACGCCTAACTGCACGTCGAGAGCTGCAGTTAGCGACCATGACGCTTCGCTGCCTGCATGTTCCGGGGTATATTTGAAAACCTTGTTCTTCCACTTCCAGTAGTAGGCATCCAGTTTTAATTCGTAATCATATCCCCCAGTAGAAGTGTTGTAGGTTGGTTTCTGAATGTCGGTAATCTCGTAGATTTTAGCCAGCTTTCCGCCAAGCGATTCATCCAACTCTCCAGCTAGGTCAACATAATCACCAATTTTGAACGGAATGGGGGAGGGCACCGAGAAAGGAAGGATTATGTAGTCCTCTTTCATCAGTGTAAACTTTCCCTTCGCCCCTTTGTTGATTGGGGTGGAGAACCTTGTCTTTCCGGATATGTCCTTAATTTCAATCATATCCCCAAAGTTCATAAATAGCAAATGGAAGCCCTAAAAATTCGGACTTCCATTTGAAACAATAAAGGAAATGTTTGTTATTCGCTTCTATCCATGGGATTCGGTTCGCAAAACTTACTTGAAACTTTACCGAAACGCCTGTCAATACTCAACCCGTAAGAAATACTCTTTCCCAGGTAAACCAGCTTGTAGACTTCGCTCCCAAGAGCGGGGATTTTGATGTTTACGGCTCCCTTCTCCAGTTCTGACTGAAAGGCTTTCTTCTTTGTCCGATAGTCACCTTCTGAGTCTCCTTCTATGGTGAACTGGAGAGTGATTTCACGCGATGCTACTTTTGCATTGTCGGTTATTATTCGCTTCCCGTGCTCCAGACGGCTCTCATCTTCGATGTAGTCTTTCATCAGGTTGAATCCGTCGATAGCATCGAGAAAACCGTCACCCATGCGGACACCCCATGTGCTCCAGGCATCCTTCCCGTTAATAAATAAATCTCCTGTCATAGTCTTGCTGTATTACGTTTCACTTCGGCAATGTCGGCCTGCATCTGTTTGATAGGCTTGACAATTTCGCCTGTGTTCTCTCTGATTTGCTGTAACTCTAAATAGGAATTGGCCAGGATGGTACGTGTCTCGTCGGCGATGTTGTATAGGCCGGTCACTTGTGATGTCAAGGCACTGATGGAGCCTCGCAGTTCGGTAATAGCTACCGTTTGCTGCTGTTCTGCCGTCTCTATCCTAAGATTGGACTCATACACGGCAGTGAACCGACCGCTCAGTTCTCCGGCATCCTCGTGCGTCATTTCCGTACCGAATCCACGGCTGGAAGCCGACTGCTGGGAACTGCTGCCAGCCTTGTCGTATCCGGTAGCTGCGGCAAGTTCATCCCGTAGTTTCAATGCTTCATTCACGTACCCCATATATTCGTTTTGGAGTGAATTACGTTCACTCTCATTCAGGTTTCCGTCCTTCATACTTTCACCGAATCTGTTCCACCAGTCTTCCAGCTTCTGGCTGTACATGTTACCGATTTTGTCTGAAAGTATGGCACGCATAAAGTATTCGGATAGGTTATCCGCAAAATCTTCCGCCGATGCATCCATATCCATAAGGGTATCAATAAAACTGTCATACATGGAATCAAAACTTATTCCTGTAAGCTGTTCGAAAAGTCCCTCCTTCAGTTCTTCGAGGTTTCCGGCCAGATCTGCATATTCACCTAGTGCATCAACGACACCATTCCCATAGCCTCCTTTCCCTGAATTGGCCATTTTCTGCCACAAGTCCACATTCTGACGTAATAAATCCATCTGCTCCGGAGACATCTGCCACAAAGAATCTGTACCTGTGAACTCTGCCATGACATTTTCCCGAATCCATTGTATGTCACTTTCCGACCAGCCCATGTAATAGGCCCAGCTATGATGCTTACTGTGATAGCCAGCATTGGCCTGCGCTTTTGCAAGAACATTCTTGTTGTATTCCTCCTGATACTTGATGGCTTTATTGTACTCTGCTACAGATTTCTCGCTTCCCTTGCTGGACTTCATTTCTTCTGTAAGGGATTCGATGGCAGACTGCAACTTTTCGTTTCTGTCCGTGAGTCTGTTGATTGTATCCTGCACCTCTTTTTCGTTTCCTCCAATACCGAAGAGTTTGCTGAATCCTCCGAAAGTCAGGGTATCCCATATTCCACCTACAGACTTAAAGACACTACTGAATATGTTACCTATGAAACCATCCAGCCCCTGTGTCCCGATGGCATCTAAAAGAGAAAATGCAGCTCCAATTATACCTCCAAGTTTCTCGCTCTTTTCTGCAAATATGTCTACTATATTTCCGGCCAAATCACCGACCTGAGAGAGGGAAATTTCAGAGTTTGAACCAAGCTGGGTAATGACGTTTGACAATGTGACAAGGTTGCTTGTCGTTTTATCTGTCGACTTTTGTACATTGACCTGAGCGTTCTGCTGTCTTTTCTGGGCATCATTCAGTTTCTTCGTGGCCGCTTCCTTCTGTTCATCTGTTCCGCTTCTCATGGCTTCGTTGTATTCCTCCTGATCTTGTGACAGCTCTTCCTGTGCCTTGGCCAATTCGCTTAACTGTTCGGGTAGGTCGGCCAGCAATCCTCCTTTATCGATAAGAGTTGACTGGATGTTGCTCAACGCCTCGTCAATGACCTTCTTCTGGTCAACAGCCATGTTCTTGTATTCTTCGGAGTTTTTGAAATCCCTAAGCTGCTGTTGTACTTTGTTCAGGGACTCTTTGGATACCTTGTCCAAGTCACCGAAGATAAGTTCCCAATTGATTCTCTGTTTCAGCTTCTCAAGATCAAGAGAGGAGAGGGCTTTATCCATTTCTTTCTGGAGTATGTCCTTGTCTCCCTGAGTAGCAGCCTCCGAGATTTTACGGGTGTACTCAGCAATGATTGCATCACGTTTCTGCATAAATGTACCATAGCTTTTCAGGTAGCGTTCATTAGCCTCGATTGCAGCCTGATTTTCGGCTTTCGTAATTTCGGCCAGCCCTTTTTCACGTGACTGCATGGCATTAGACGCACGACTTCCTAATACTTCCCGCTGTTCAGACGTAAGCTTTCCTCCTTGCGCATCTTCCCATTTTTTGCGCTGTTTCCTAATTTCATCGATTTCTCGCTGGTAATCCAGCTCAATCTGTCTGCGCTTCTTTTCAGAACCTTCTTCCATCAGGTTGATTTCTTCCTGCAGATTTGTTCTGCGAAGCTGAAGGAGTTCTTCTGTAAGCTGTTGCTGCTCTTTCTTTTGTCGCTCGGCATCTTTCTTTGCCTGATTCTCTTGTTTGGTCAGAGTGTCTCCTGTTACACCACCGAGCGATTTATATGATTTTTCTGCTGCTTCCAACTCTTCTACAGCTTTCTTATAAGCAGATTCAGTGCCTTTTTTAGCATCCTCTACAGCCTTTAATTTTGCTTCGTAAACAGCTTTTGCTTCTTTATATGCTTGCTGATACGTCTTTTCCGATGCTTCCCTTTGCGATTCCAGGCCAGATATGGTGCCGTCAATCCCTTTTAGCGCTGCTTGCGCATTATTAAACCGTATTTGAACGTCAATAGGAATTGTAGCAAAAGGAAAATTCTTAATTTTTTCTTGCTCTTCCTGCAATATTTGTCTTGCTATATTGTATTCGCGTATAATCTGCTCACGATTACTTCTTGCTTCCATTAGCTTGACTTCTACAGGTTTCGAGTTTTCCTCTGTTTCCTTTTTCAGTCGATTATATTCGCTCAGGGCTGATTTCCACTTGTTAAGATTTGCTTTTGCAGATTCTATTTGTGAAGCGATTAATGGGGCACCTTGTCCCGCATTTTTTAAAGAAGCATTTAATGATTTTATTTTCTCCTCCCATTGTTGTATATTCTTTAGTATATTTTCATAACTGTTCTTGTCTCGTTCCTTATTCAGTTCTTTATTTGCTTCTGCAAGATTGAGTACAGCCAGTTGTTCACGGGTATAAGCAGAAGAAAGTGCAGGAGAATACCTTTGTAGTTCCTCATAGGCCTTTATCTTTGAAAACTCGGTTTCTGTCTCATCTTGGATAACGCGTATCAGATCTTCTATCTTTTTCTTGCGTTCCTCTTCCTGATTCGCAAAATTCTTTTGTTCTTCATTGAATTTTTGCTGTGCCTTTTCCGATGCGGTTGTGCTGTCATGAAAGGCCCACATAGTAGCAACAAGCCCGGCAAGAACCGTAGCTACCAGTACATACGGGTTAGCTTTCATAACCGTATTCAAAGCCTTTTGTGCTATCATTTGAGCTTTAGTAACCAGTATTGCAAGTTCCATTCTGGCCGTTAATGTATCCTGAGCTATTCGCACTACAATAAGAGCGGTTTTATATGTCCCGTATGTAGCAATCAGTCCTATCAAAATCTTACCGACAGTTTCATAGTTCTCAATAAGACCTTTCAATCCTGAAATTCCTGCAGAAGCAATTCCCTGAGTATCTTTCCCAATCTCATTCAACATTGTATCCCAAGCATCTCCAAGGTTGCTCAACTGCCCTGTAAGAGACTTAGACTGTTCTTGCATCAGGTTATAATAGATTCCTGATTCACTAGTCATATTTTTAAAGGCCTGTTCTACTTCTTTAAATCCTACCTTGCCTTCCTTTACTAAACCGGAAACTTCATCTTTTGTCACACCAAGCACTTTTGCCAGTTCCTCGTAGATGGGAATACCACGTCCTGCAAACTGACGAATATCGACAGCATAGGCTCTCCCTTGTGTCCTTAATGTGCCATAGAGATAGGCTATTTCACTAAGCTGGGAGCCAACACCGGCGGCTACATTACCAAGCATGACAAGTTCATCACCCACATTCTCAGCTAACGAGCCGTAAGCAATCATTTGCTTGGCAGATGATGCCACCCCTTGAAGGTCGAAGGGTGTCTTTGCGGCAATATCCACCAGCTCTGACATCAGTTTATCTGCTTTTTCCTTACTTTTCAGCATGGTTGAAAAAGCAATCTCAAGCTGCTGGAATTGTCCTCGTACATTGACAAGTTCTGTGACAAAGTTTTTCAAGGCAGTTACTCCACCTATTACACCAAGTACTTTGGTTAAGGAAACGGACATTTTTTCATTTGCTTCGACCATTTCGCCGGCTTCTTCCTTAAAGGCTGCATATTCATCCTTCAGTCTCTTTACTGAAAGACGGGCTTCAGCCTGCTGCTGAGTCAAACCAAATAAAGTAGCTTTTTCTTCATCGAGAGTCTTCTTTGCAGATTGGTATTCTGATAATAAGCCTGCAGCTCCCGTCGGATTTCTTTTTAAAGCTGTTTTATAAGCATCGCCCAACCGCTTAACATCATGTTCTACGTCTTTGACAACTCTTTTCTGGTCAATAATTTTTTGAGTAAAATCATTTACAGATTGTGAGGCATTGTAAATATTGGACTTAAAATCTTTCTCCATTACAGCCCCTGTCTTAGCCGCCTCAGTTACCAGCCCCATCATCTGCTGACGAGTGGATGCCAATTGCGTTTCTAAAGCCTTGGCGGATGCAGGAGACTTGTTTACGTCCATCTTCTTGAGCTGGGCTTCCAGCTTCTCACATTCCTGTCTCAGTCGAATCACCTCTTGGTAGTCACTCGACACTTTAAACACTAACTTTGGCATATTTGTTATTTATTTCTTCTTCTGCGCGAAGCCATATCTTTACCCTTCACTTTTGTAACCTTGGTTCCGGTAACTGTATGGAGCTTGTCACGCTGCATTAATACTAAATTCCTGTATGGTATCTCATAGACCACTTCCCGGTATGACAGATGCAGATTTTCCATGAACGATGCAATCTGTCCCAAGAGAGTATCATTTCCTACGACCTCGGTTTCGCTGCCAGCAGACTTACGTTCCTCGCCAAGCTGACAGCTTTGAGAAAAACCTTTGAGTCAATCATAGAAAGTGCTTCATCTAAAGCATTTACGTTTTCTTCGTATGTTCCTTTGGCTAACTCCTCACTCAAGTTTTCGTCACCAGCTATCAGCCAGGAAAGAGCCTTGCTGTAGGCCTCGCTTTCTCCCAGGGAGAGCAGAACTTCTTTCAAATTGTCTGCTTCTTGAACGCCTGACAAATGGAAGATTGCTCCGGCCAGTTTGTGGATAGTAGGAGGGTAGACCGTGTAGGCTTTCCCAGCGACAAACACCGTTCTGAAATCACTTCCGATAATGGATTCAGTTACTATTTTTGCTCCTTGATTCATTCTGATAAAAGATAAAAATTAAGGGGTGAAGCCATAAAGCCCACCCCTGTTATGGAATTCAATCTCTACCTATTGGATAGGCATTAAACACCTGCTGTTACTTCAGATGAGTCAAACCAGTATTCCGGTGCAACTTCTGCATTTTGTGGTTCCAGTTCCACCGCACTTACAGGAATACCGACAGCCTTATCCGTTGTGGCTTCACGTGCACCGATGTCAGCACGCGGAATCACACAATACTGGTCATCGTCAGTCAAAGCAACAAGTAACTTCTCAATGTTCACCTTGCCTCTTGCTCGTTTCCAACCCTTATCGGTATTAATAACATCACCACCCATAAGGTCTTTCTTAGTTACATAGTCATACTCACCGATAGTGAAGTTTACAGTAACATCACCCATTTCCTTATCACTTCGATAGGTCTGATTCGTGAGCTGGTTCTTGTAATTTGTACGACTTGCTTCTGCTTCTTCAATCGTCCATGTATCCTGATGGATATTCTTGATTTCTTTCAAGGTTTCACCCTGCAAAAGAGTATGCAAGGCTTGCCCTGTCAAATCTGTGGAAATCTCGCTTGTTTCGCCATACCAAAGCTTCTTGATATTAGCGGCTGTGATTTTCTTTGCTTCTGCCATGTTATTTCACATTTAAAACTTCAAACAAAATTCTTACATTCACATAGTGACACTTTAAGGATGTGTCCTCCTCAGTTCCGATTGACTCGATGGAATAATGATAGGTGGTACCATCGTAGTGTCCGGTTACACCGTCAAATAACTCTTGCGACCGTTTCTCCAGTTCGTTCAGCCGGATGGTGTTAGCTTCACCTTCTTTCAAGTCAGGAACGCAAAGATTCACCTCAACGAAGGATTTCTTCCAGTACGTCCCCGGCTGCTGTTTTTTAGCGTGAATGACAATCCTTTCGGACTTCATCGGTCCCGTCAGCTTCTTGCCATGAGGAACAATGTCAATGCCGAAAGGTTGGCAATCACGATAGAGTATGTTCGCTATGTCGGTGGTAACTATCATTTTATTTCCTCCTTTAATCGTTTCTCAGCATACAGGGCTGCACCAGTCAAGACTTCGTAACCTTTAGATTCAACGAAAGAAGCGTATTCAGCTTCATTCCTTAACTCCAATCCGTCATCCAAAATTGAATATTTGTTTGACTTACGGAGTGTGCCAGTCTGATTCTGATAATTGCCGTTCTTTACAGCGTAGTCGACAGCTTCCTTGCCGACTTTACCCTCAACAGCTTTTACCTCGGCATAACCTTGTTCGAAAAAGCTATCCACGTCCGAAAAATCAAACTTTACAGCCATATCTCTGAGTAACCAAAATAATTCGTATTCTTCACCATGTAAACCTTGCCAGTTCCCCTGGTATTATCGCCATCCATACATCTGACTTCATCGCCAGCCTTCAGAGAGATTTTCTTCTCACAGACTACGTGATAGTTCGGTCGGTACACCTCGCCGTTCTCCGAAGTAAACTCTTTGGTGGAGTTATCATCACAACGGCATTTACACACGTCCTGCCAGCTTTCACCGCCGGTACCGGGGATAGGTCGGCCAAACTCGTCCGTTTCCATCGGAGTAGTAACCTTGACTTGTAATGTATGTGGCGCGAATATCATAGGAATCTGACTTTAGGTTTATCTGACAGCGTGTCTTCAAGACCGTACTTCTTACACAAGAAAGAGTAATATTCCTTCAAGCCCTGAGTATTCCAGGACATAGAGAAACCGTTCTCGCTGATGGAAGTGGCACGGAGTAATAGAGAGGGGATGAACTTCGCCATTGCCACCGACACAAGTCCGATGTTTGACGGGCCCATCTCATCCTCTCCGCTTATCCCTGAAGACAGACTTATCTCCAAAAGGTCAGCATCCGACAAGTTAATGCCGAAGGTCTGAAACTTCTGTGATATGTAGTCGTTTACTGTCATGCGTTCATGGTTGTCAAATCGAAGTTCACAATCAGGTTCGGATTTGTAATCTGCGGAATCCACTCAGCCGTGTATTCCAGATAACGTCCGTTCTTGTCCTTGTAACCGGAGATAAGCATATCACCGTCGGCTTGGGTGTAGTTACGTCCTGGTACGCCATCCACGGCTTCGTACGGAGTGTGGAAACGCATATAACCGACCTTATCCTGCGGAAGCAAGGTGATACGGTCGTCGGTGTAAATCTGCACGTTCTTTCCGGTCTGGTCTTTTACGTAATCTTCCTTGATTTCAATGGCCGGAAGCCCGATGCCAGTGAACACTTGGGAAGCCAGTTGAGAGGTAATCAACCCGGTTGAAAGATACATCTCATTACTGGTAAGCTGCATCTTGAACTTGTCACCAAACTCAGCCGACCCGATGATATTCTTCACGAAAGTTCCTCGTGACATAATCATCTTCTGGAAATTGCCGTAATCTGGCTTCAGGAGGTTAATCTGCTGCTGCAAATAGGTAATAAAGTTAGTCTTCGCACCAGTATCAGGCTTAATGAACTTGAACGGCAATTCAATGTTAAGAAGGTCGACGCCTCCGGCATTGTCGTCCTTGTTCTTGACTGTTGCTTCTCCTGTCATCAGAAGTGAACCTACGATAATATCCATGCGCTTGTGAGCTGCTAAAAGTACCTGGCGGTAATCGTCGTAGATGAAGTTCACAATTTCCTGCATGGCTGCTACCTGGTCGGCAGGTTTAGCTGCATTGAACTTGTCAATCAAGTCCTGAAGCTCAGACAAGCGGTCAATGGAAATTTGGTAAGCATCGCCAAGATAAGCGATTTCACCATATCCTGAGCCGATATTCCGTCGTTCACGGATAGGTTTCTCGCCATAACGAGAGTTGATAGAACCGGCCATCACGCCCGTAACTTGTCCAATGTAGTCCTTGAATACACGGGTAGTCGTTCTACGGAAATCAAGATACTGCTGCCAGTAGATTGTATCCTTACGAGTCTGAAGGACGCGCTGGATAACGGCGTTTACGATATTGGGGTCGTTAAACAGAGTATGAATAGTTAGCATCATGTTTTACCTCCTTTCTTTATTTGCTTGCAATTACACCTGCTGTTCTCAAAGATGCCAGAAGGGCATTCAATTTTGTATGTGCATCTTCCTGCCCAGTAGCATCATCCACTTTAACACCTTGCTTTACACCTCCGAGAGCAGAAGATGTTGCTGCAGACAAAGTGAATTTGTTGGCTTGGGATGCAATACCATCCAATTTAGCTTTGTCTTCTTTACTCATCAAGCCATCTTGACTAGAAGATGCTTTGGCAACTACAGCCTTTCCACTTTGAGTAACGTCAGGAGCGTTGAACTGGAAATGCGGCATGTTAGCCTTATCAATGTTAGAGAAAGGCATAGCCAACTTAGTAGGCTCAATCTCGAATGCGCGCATCAAAAGAGCAACTAATACAATGCCTTCTTCTACTTGTACTCTTCCGTACAAAGCAGAGTTAGCAACTACCTTTGGAGTAGTACCGCTTACTGCTGTAGCTTCATAGAGTACAGTACCAGCTTCCAATGTTTCGCCAAAGTCGGCAGCCAGCGTCAACTTATCGAAAGCTTTGTTTGATTTGTCAATACTATTGATGGTAGCTCCATGAGAACCATTACCCAGATGCATACCCACATAAGCCAAAGAGTTTTTCTTGATTTGCAAAGAGGTATTGGAGCCGGTGGTAAATTTTTCATAGACTTCTACACGAATTGCCACCTGGGCGGTTTTCTTTACCAAATCAGCGGCAATCGGAGTGAAGGATGGAAGAAACGAACCAGCGACAAGGTTGGTCGTCTCCAGCTTGTAAGGGCCTCTACGTCTTACACCGGTGGAAACGTCATAGCGTTCCTCGATGGACGGCTCAGGCTCAATGTTGTACTTAAATCCTGCTGACATAAATTACTTGTTTTGTTGTTCGACAATAGATTTTGTGTCCGCCTCAATCATTTTGGCGAACTCGCTCGCTTCCTTCTCCTGCTTCTGTTCGGCAGTTTCAGGAGCTTTGGAGAACTGAAACCCGTTGTTAGACATATCCTGCTTCATGTCCTTGAAATAAGTATCCAAGTCCGTGTTCTCAGGAATGTTGCGGTCTTTCAGCATAAATTCGGGAATACCATACTTCTTCGCCACTACTGAAATCTGAGAATTACGCTGCGCCTGCGCTTCTTGTTCCTCAATTTTGGCCAGTTTGTCTGCAAACGGCTTGATACCAGCGGCGATACCATCGGCGATCATCTTTGCGATGTCTGTCTCCTGGGGCTTTGGAGGGTCGTTGGGTTTCGGTGGTTCTGGTTTCGGATTCTCGATTGGTTTCCCGTCTTTAAGGTTATGCTTCTTCTCATAGTTTGCAACCGCTGTGATTCGAGCATCCCCGGCACGGAAATCGCCGTATGAAGTTAGCACGTCCTGAAATGAGATACCCTCAACGATGGAGTTTACCTTCGTTTCGTCCGTTACACCCTCTGCCTTCTTTGTGGCGATACGGGTGAGTGTGGCAGTGTCCACCCCAGCGAATTTCTGTTGCAGTCCTGCCAAGATTTGTTCAAAGATTGTCATACCGTATGAGTTTGATTAATAATTTCATACGGTAAATTTACTTATAGAGAAAGGGAAGGGGAAATTTTAAGGCTAACAATACGAAACAATTGGGAGAATGTTTGTTTTTAGGTAAAAAGAAAGCGTGACTACCGAGGTAATCACGCTGAAAATCTATTCTGTATATAAATCATGGAACATATCATCCAAAAAGCATTCCCATTTATTCTCATAATCGTAAGGTACATAATTTCGATAAATAGGTGCTTCACTCATATCCCATGTAATCACTTTTATTTTGTGACCACGTAATTTGTTGTTCAAAATATCCAATCTTTCACTAGTCATTTTTTTCCATATAAACTTTGGCATTATATTTTCACGAATATATTTGTCTATATCTTGTGTAAAAACACATGGTTTAAGTTCAGTATGAATAGGGTCTATTTTAAAGACTCTAAATTTTAGTCCAAAATAGGGATTGATATGTTCTCCATAAGTTCCATTTGAGCCATGTAAATAAGGTGAACTTTCATAATAACTTTGATTTTCCTTTTTTACTCCTGTTATAATCCTTTGACCAGGTTTAACCCTTTCAATGCCTAAAATCATAGCTTTAGAATACCAACTGTTTTTTATCATAATCACAACAAATTTATATCTGACAAATCCTCCGTCAACGAATTAATATCTTTCTAAATCATTTCACATCGCACAATCATGCTCCAATTCATTAACAATGGCCTTGTTGATGAAATCATTGATGGTCATTCCCGTACTTGCGGCAAATGCAGCCACACGGGCATGAAGCTCAGATGTCATACGTAAATTGAGTTTCCCGCTAAATGGTTTTACCGGCTCAACTCCATCAGCTTTACATCCTTCAATATAACTGTCAATCCCTTCTTCAAAATCCTTTCGGAGTTCATCGATAGTGGTTCCTTCATAAAGAATCAAAGCTTTGTTGCCCATTCCTTGTACCTTCCCACAAAGACAATTATCCTCTTTGCTGTATTCCACAGAACCCTTGAAACCTTTGTATTCCAAATAATCCATAATTCTTTATATTAAACCGTTATTCTTCAAATGTTGGTAAATTGCTTTCATCATCCACGCTTTCATTATGCTCCCTGGATGGGGGCGATGTATGTCTATATACTGCCCCGTCTCTTCGTTCTTGAAACGGATACGGGAACCTGAAGTAGCCCCTTTATTGTGCTTACTGTAACCGAAGTAGCCAAGTAAAGAAAGGGTCTCTTCAAAGGTGAAATCCTTTGGTAGCTTTTTGAAGCGTTCTATCAATTTCTCTTTTGAGCCCATTGTATTTTTGTTTTATGCAAAGGTACTAAATTTGGTACTAAAAACAAAGTAATTACATAAAAAATAGCGGCACCTCGAAAGATACCGCTAGCCAATTAGTTAATATTTTAGATTTCCATTTCTATTCTTCAGATTTACTGCTGGAACTTTTGAGAGAGAAAAGCTGTTTCTGCTTCTCAATGTCGTTCTTCTGCTTCTCTGCCCGCTCTTCCTTGATGGCTTCAATCTCATCTAGAACTGCATCCACGTTCCCAACAAAGGTGATGGCCCGCTGTTGCGACCAGATTTCACCGTCCTTGGCCTTGATTGCCGTGTCTATCTTGTCTTTGATATCCTCCAACTTATATGGCTGCATCTGCACATCCACGTCAATAGTCTCGGAGGCTTCTTCAAGGGTGGAATTCACGGAACCCAACGCAGAGACAAGGAAATTTACACGTCGTTGCATGAACTCGCCGACAGTTTCGTTTAGATTTTCTACATTAAGGTGGGTGGACATGAACACATAGTCGAAAGTCACACCGGAAACGGCGTTACCTGTACCTTTCAGGGAGTCAAAAGAGATTCTGGGTGTATTGGTCAGTCCGTATATCTGGCTCAGCAAGGTTTCTACCTCGAACTTGACAGTATCTGGTACCTGTGACCAGGTAAGATACTGGGCATTTGCTCCCTGGCCGGTCAGCTCGACAACACGATTCTTGAACTCACCAGAGAAGTTCTCCACGTTACCAAAAAGCATGAGGATAGGGAAGAAGTGGTAGTCGATACAATCTGCATAGTTTGAGAGCAGTTTCTCCAGTCTTACACGGAGTCTCTTTATCTTTTCACAGTACGCTTCCGGACGGTACATATAAATCACCGGCATCTTCTTGAACCCATGAGCAAATGAGCCTTTGTCGGACCAATTACTTGTCAGTTCCCACTGGTAAACCATGTCCTTAGTAATGGTCATGAAACAGGTAATCTCTATATCGTTCAGGTCTTTTTTCTTGTACTCACGGGATAGGGCCACCAAATCCCCCTGGTCATTGAAGAAAGGGTAGAGCTTGTCGCCACAGAACGGAGACCAGATGGCACTCTTCAGACGGTATTCAGGTTTTGATTTGCCGAAGATTCCTGAAATCTTTCGTTTGAGCTTTGCCCAGAAACCGTCATCCTTCACCACATACCAGTATTCGGCCACTTCCTGCTCGGCCAGCCATGCCCGGACTACTTTCTTGTTCTGGTATTTCAGCTTGTTTTTCTTGAACACCTGCTTCAAGGCCGAAAGAAGATTCTCCTCCGATTCATCCGGCTGGCAATCAAGGACCGGTTCTGTTCCAACGGTGAAGGCAGTCTGAATGTTCACGATGTCCTGCTCGATAGGAAGAGCAATCCTGTTTGGGTCAACTTCTTTCCTGACCGCCGGCTCAACATATTCTTTCCCGGTTTTCGGGTCTGTAATCCGTTTCTCAGGCTGGGTAGTGATTTTAATTTTTGGGTATTTCTCTTCATCTATCACTATCTCGTGCTTGTTCGGATTCCAGTCATTGTAAAGAGCGTGAGCGTTTGGTTGCTCAGTCTTTCGTCCTTTTTTCAGATAGTAGATTTTTCTCTCTACTTCCGGCATAGCTAAAATTTCTTCTATAGTCATATCTCAAAGTTTAATGTCCAAATATTCCTGAAACGTCTTTGGGTTTCATAATTCTACCGAGAAGTTCTCCCAGCACATAGTAGCGTGCAGCATCTATGCCATGATTATCATGGTCTTCAGGTTCGTTGATGTAGTTTCCATCCTTATCCTTTGCCCATACATAGTTTCTGAACTCCCGTTGAAGGTTATAAGAACGCTTGGTAATGAATATTTCCATTCCCTGCATCTTGTCAATACCGGCGTTGACAGAACCTTGCCCTTTCTCTACCGCATATATTTTAATCCCCCCGTTATGAATCTCCTGAATGAGTCGCGGGTCCGCACTGTCGGCAATCACTCTCAAATTCCACGGGCGTAGCGTCTTTATAATATCCCCAGAAAGTAATCCAGTTCTATAATCCACTTCATCCAGATAAAGCGCATTGTCAATGATTCCACACCGGATAGAAGCCGATGGATCATTGGTATAACCAAAGTCCTGTCCGATAGCCACCTTCTTGCACCACATGGGGAACTCATCCACGATACCCCATTTCTTGAACACGGCACCTTCGGCCACGTCTGCCCATCGGCCGATAACCACATGAGCGTACTTCTCCGGATTCTTCTCTTTCATTTCCTTGACTTCTCTCAGGAACTCAGGAGAAAGGTTCTCTATATTGTCGAAGTAAGTCGTATGGATATGAAGTACATTCGGATGAGTTGAGACTTGAACCGGTACACCGTCAATCTCCGCCAGCCGGTGAGTATTCTCAATGTATTTCTTGTAGATGAAGTGATTGGAGTCACATGGATTCATGATGATGATAATCCGGTTTTGAATTCCCTTCTTACGGATGGAAAGCATAATCTTGTCAAACTCTTCCTCACTGGTCCATTCCTCTGCTTCATCACAGACAAAGGTGGTGATACCCTGAATTGATTTCAACTTGGCCGTCTGATTCCCGGAAGATGTCTTGATACCACGGAACATGATACGACTGCCGGTCATCCGGTTTACAATATCGGTTTTGGTGGTCTTGAAATACTTTGTGGTTCCATCCAAATCTATCTTTTCCATCATTTCAGGAATAATAGACATCCCGGCAGATACCATCGTGTAACGGGTGTATAGAATCTGATGGACTATCTTCTCTGTGGGAGTCATCTCGAACGTCAGCCGCTCAATGAAGGTAGAAGCATTGAAAGACTTCCCCGATCCACGGCCACCGGTAATGAGAATGATAAATTTCTCGCTATCGGTGTATAACGGATGATATATCGCTTGGGGTACAATCATTTCAGTTTGTCTTTAATCCATGAGTCAATAGAAATTCCGTGGTCAATATCCTTTGGAATATCTGCGTCTTCGTCCTGACGGCGTTCAACCTTCCTCCATTCATCGTCATGATGATACAACCAGACAGACATTGCTTGAAGGTTAGGAGCCAGCTCGCTTTCACTTACCTGAAGCTCTTCTTCGCCGGTCAGGTTTCCGTCCTGGTCTTTCAGCTTTCTTACTACAGTACTCTTGGTCTTGATACCGCCCAAAGCTACAGCAAGGAACTTGGCACGTACAGCTGCAGTGATGGTCGCACGCCCGCGCGCTAATACTTCGCATAATTCAGAGTGCTCGTTCTTCTTCTCACAAAACGTTTGGGGAGCCAGGCCTAACGCAAAAGCGATTTCTCTGTCCGTGAATCCCTTTTTGGCATACGTCTCCACCTGAGAGAGGAATTCCTCACTCTTGTAATCGAATTTGGGCTTTCGTCCTGTATGTTTGCTTTTTTGAGATTCACTTTTCATAATCAATCATCCGTTATTGTTACCCATATAAATGCGGCGAGAAACAGGCTTATCGCCATAAATATCAATTCCTCTCTTTGAGAAATAGCTGTCTATCCTTGCCGCATATCTTTCCATTATCGACTTCGTTCTGTCTCTTATACTTCTTTGTCTGTCTGTTCCAAGCCCGTATTGCCTTCCGGCGTTGTACATTATTCGTCTTGACTGTTGATACAACTGACTATATGTTTTTCTTCTGACTCGGCTTTCTTTCTAAAATTTCATGTTGTCATTCAATTCTTTCTATCTGTTCATCGAATACCTCACCCTTGATAAACTTGGAGTAGGGGTCGTAACCGAACCTTTCACAGAAGGCTGCCTTAGCTTCGAACGTGTCAAAGGAAAGCATCAGATAAGCATCCATATCCTGAGCCTGTTTCTGGGCTGCATTCTTCACCTGCTGCTTTACTTCTTTCATGTGAGCTACCTTTTCAGCTCTTTCCATCTGCTTGGCGGCTTTCTCAGCTTCTTTCTGTTCGATGACTGGTGCCATCATATCCTCTAGAGCATCAGCAATAGAACTTTCCTCTTCTGTTTGGAGAAGGAAATCACAGCCTATCATATTCAAATCAGCGGCCGTTAATCCAGCATCCTGGTAATCTATATCCGGAACCAACCAGGCCAAAGCATCATAATCCCATGAACCTTGCGCGTTAGGATTGTTCATCAGGATGTTCAATTCCTTCTCCTGCTTTTCGTCTACATCAATGACATCGACGCGGATTCTGTAGTCGTTTTCCGGAAACTTCTGCAGTTCATCCATCACGCTCAGACGCTGGTGACCGGATACGACAGTAAGGCCAGTCCGCTTGTTGACTACGATTCCACCAACTAAGCCGAACTTCTTAATGCCCCGCTTCAATGTCTTACGAGATTCATCAGACAATTTGCGAGGGTTATAATCTGCAAAGTGAATGGCGGAACGATTAAGTTCCACCGATTCACTCTTTATGTATTTGCTCAGTTCCATACCTATTGCTTTTGTTTATGTTCCCAAAGGATTCTTTCTGCCATCGGGAATACCTTGTAAATTCTCTGTAAATCCTGCGGGTAGTTCTTCTCCAGCCATAGCATACAATCCAAGTTAAAGCCTACACCCGAACTGGCTTTGAGTGAATATCTGATAGGCTCCGGAAGGCTGTTCTGTTTCATGTAAGATAGAATGTCTTTCTGCGTCCAGTCTGCCAAAGGATAGCACATTCCGTTGTTCTCATACCCGTTTGCTTCATAGCCTTTCAGCATCAGGCGGCGGTTCATGCCGTCGGCCTTCTTCATGCCCAAGAACGTGTAGTAAAGTCCGTATCTGAGCTGCATGGCCTTCACCACATCAGCCAGTTTTAAAAGTTTCACCTTCGGGTTTGGCACACAATACAGGCCACCGCGAAGAATGTAGGTAAGGTTCCAGTGGGGTACCTGAACAAACTCTATCTTCGGATATTTGGCTTTTACCCATCCAATCCATCTTTCGATGTGCTCTAAACCTTTGACAAAGTACATGAACACGCAGACTATTCTATCAAACTTCGGGTAGATCATGTCCAGCAATACCAAAGAATCCTTACCCAGCGATAGAAACAGTAAAACCCCGTCAGTCTTCTGTCTGACGAGGTCAATATGACTGTATGTCCTTTCTTGCAGTGTCATTATCCGCCACTCATGCCAAGTCCTGTGCGGACGTTATAATACTGCTGTCTTCGGGTGATAAATCTGCCACCCTGAGAGAGACCACCATTCTCTGTAGTCAAACCTCTACGGCCACCACGGTAGCCACCAGTTGAAAATGTGCTTCTGTTTGTTCTGACTCAACGAAAATTTAAAGGGTTAAACATGCTTTTCAATAATTCGGCCAAGGTCATAAACGACCTGTGCAGCCAGATATATCTCACCCTGATAGGTGTATTCAATCAGATTGTGATTTTCATCTTCAAACAGCTCTATCTTTGCATCCTTGACTTCTACCAGTGCGCTGGCTCTGTCTTTATTGTAGCCTACAAAAAACTGGATAGCATCGTAATGCTTAGGCTGTAAAACACCGTTTTTCTCGATACAATACCCATCAGCGTCAAGCTGGCAGTATTTCTTCTGTGTTGTAGGCCTGATTTCTCTGAATTCTTGTGTTTTCTTACCTGACAAAATTTCGTCAAAGAACTTCTGTTTGATGATAAGCGTAAGTATTTCCATAATCGTGTAAATTTTAAATGTTAGTTGCGGGTGATGGATTCGAACCACCGGCCTTCACCAAGTCAAAGTGACGAGCTGACCACTGCTCTAACCCGCGATAGTATCTATACAAAGATACCTAATTATGAAGACAATTTTGAATAACGATTCAACACATACGAAACAATATGCTAATTGTTTGCTAATAAATCCGGGGCGTGTTTATTGATGATGCTTTCAACAATTTCTTTTGCACATTCTATACCGGATTTATACCCTTTAGCATAGTCTGTTCTTGTAGACAGGTAACTAGTATCATTACCCAGCCACTCGATTATTTCTTGCAGGATTTCTTTCTCTTTCATAACCATCTTAAATAGTGGTAGCCCGAAGGCTACCGGGTTTATAACCAAAGTTTCTTTGCCAAGTCGAAATTCTTTTGAGCTTCATTGACGGCCTTTTTCGCATAAGTCAAAGAGTATGAGTGCTCACGTGGATATTTGCCGGATTTCAGCCCCTCATGATACTCTTTAGCTGCTGCTAACTTATGCTCATAATAGTCCACGCTTTCAGGCATTGAAAGGTTTATAGTATCAGCTTTATTTGCCCAATACTGAGCTATTCTTTCATGCTCTCTGGCTTTCTCGTCAAACTCTACACTCTTGCCCATATTATGCCAGGCATCTTCAATGGCTTTTCTGTGTCGTCTTTCGCTATGATGGCCGATTTTAATAGGTTCACCCAACGAGAGAAAATCGCTGTCTTTATTTGACGCTTTGAAGTATTCTTCACTCTTTCGTCCTGCAGTGGCAGCCCAATCCAGCCGGCGTTCTGCCTTTCGCTTTGCCCATTCTTGAACGTTAAAGCCATCAGCGCGAACTATCGAATAATAGTAGAAACCATCACGTTCAAATATCAGATTAAACACTATGCTTTCATTCTCTTTGCCGTATTTGGTGGTTACAAGAATTGTTTCACCTTTTTCATGCTTAGCATCGCATTTAGCAAGAAATACGTTTGGACAATATTTGTAATATGTATTCATAATCGTGTAGGGGATTATGCAGGGCTTTCGCCCTGCTGGTTAAACTTAGAACTTCTCAATTTTTAGATTGCTATTGATAATAAATTTGCGGCCACATTCGCAAACTATATGCGTGTCAGTAATGCGTGTTATCTTTCGTACTACATCTTCGTGCGTTATGTAACTACCGTTCTGTAAATCGCCTGAAACTCTGTATCTCAAACCTACTGTTACTTTACTAATATCAATACTCATAATCTTCTTATATTATGGCTATCCCGAAGGATTGCCGGTTAAACTTATTTATGTGATTCTCTGAAATCAAGCTCTACAATCTTGTGATACTTGTTAATATCATACAGACCAGTTTCACACCCCATAGCTGATGCAAGTCTTACAGCCTCTTCTAAAGCTATCATTACGTCTGAGCTTGCGTCAATAGCTTCATCCTTTGCCTTGTTGTATTCTCTATTATTTACCGCTGAATCCTGAACCTTTTCAGCTTCTTGTATTCTTTTTAGAGCTTCATTGATAACTCTGATTTGAGCCTTAATCTCTTTGATGTAAACATTGTTTGTTGTCTTCATAATCGTATGTATTTAATTTGTTATTCAAATTATATTTTGATTTTCTGATTGCAAATATCAAACTTTATTTTGAATAAACAAAACTTTTAGAAGAAATTTTTCAAATTATTTTTTGATATTATTCTTTGATATATCTACTTATGATTTGAAAAATGTTCCTATATTTGCATCAAACTATAATTTGAATAACATGTTACGAGTACAAGAAATTTGTAAGGAACAGGGAATAACCATGCAAGATTTGGCAAAGAAGATGGGAGTAACTTACCAGGCTTTATATGCTGCTGTTTCCGGCAATCCTACCATCGGAAAATTGGGAGACATATCAAAAGCGCTAGGGGTTAGTATTGTCGATTTGTTTGCAGAGAACTCTCAAGATTCCGAAGTGAACGGCTACGTTAAAGTAAAAGGGAATCTATATGAAGTTCACTCTTTTGAGGATTTAAGGAAGTTATTAGAAATGGATGTTTAATCAATAAAACCAAAGTAAAATGAAGAAAATGTTATTTATACTGCCTATACTAGTGGCTTTATTTTTTGTAGGGTGCAGTAGCGATGGTGATGGAGAGCCCGGAGGGAATAATGGAAATAAAGTTCTGTCTGAAATTGTAATAAACGAACACGAAAAGAAATTTGGCGAGATAAATGAATATGGAGAACTATACGAACAGTATATCTATAATCCAGACGGAACATTGCAAGAAAAAACCACCAATTACTATAATACTTTATTGGATGATAGGATTGATTACAATTACAAATATGAATACGACGACAAAAAGCGTGTAGTGGAAATGAACGAATATACGTTTACTTTGTTTGAAAAAAAACGTAAATATGAATATAACAACATTGATTCCGTGTCACGCATGCTGGTATATGATGACGATGGAGACCTGAATGAAGAATGGACATACGAATATGATAGTCAAAAAAGATTGATAAAAACAGTAGAAAAAGACATTTGGGTTAGTAACAATTTTGGTTATATAAGCGAATATAGATACGAAGGGAATAACGTTTATATAGAAAAGACAATGCTTAATGACGGTTCTTTGTTCGGGAACTTTATCTTTGAGTACGACACACATGGAAATCTACTACAAGAAACATATATCAACGGAGATACAGGGAGAGAATCAATAGAGCAAAAATATGAATACCAGTATGACTCTTCAGGTCGTATTCAAAGAAAATCTAAAAAGGAATCATATTCAGATTCTTGGACATATTATGACTATTTTTATAATGAAGACGGTACAATAAATAAAATATGTGTTTCATATAGTTACAAGGATAACGAATCCGAGCTAAGATATAATTACATCTATAAATAACTATCCCAGCCCCGTTCCTTATATGGTTCGGAGCTATTTTCTTGACATAAATTATAGCTTTATGATAAAAAAAACAGAAGCAATAAAATTACTTACAAAGCAATTGAATGAAATACAAGACTTAAAGAATGTGGATGAAGGAAATAAGAAATACCAAGAATGGAAAGAACAGACTTGTATTATTGTAAAATCTATTTTTGGAGAAAAATCTTCCAATTACCACAAAGCCTATAGTAGTCTTTTTCCAAATTTTTTTGTTGGTCCCATTGATTTTAACTCCAAAGTAGACTATCATTCAAGTTATTTACGTGGATTAGAAGCAAAAGAAATAATGTTACGTGGTTTTATTACAGAAGTTAAATTATGGAATGATGAAGACATAAATTATCAGGAGGATACAATATCGGTAATAAAAAATATTTGTAATCGCTTTTGTCAAGTTGTAAGGCAATTAAGAGAGCGTCATGGCGGTAAACCAACTATAGATGTAGAAGATGAGTATGATGTACAATACATTTTAAAACCTCTACTCGCTCTCTATTTTAATGATATTCGTTCAGAAGAATGGAGTCCTAGTTATGCAGGTAGTGCATCTCGTATAGATTTTCTTCTAAAACAAGAAAAGATTGCGATAGAAGTGAAGAAAACGAGAAAAGGCCTTTCTGCAAAAGAACTCGGAGAACAATTGATGATTGATATTGAAAAATATACATCACACCCCAATTGTGATACTTTAATTTGTTTTGTATATGATCCTGAGGGAAAAATATCAAATCCATTTGGAATAGAGAACGATTTAAATCGTAATTCTGGTAAGATAAAAGTAATTGTTATAATAACCCCTAAATGAGCACAATATAAGCCGGAAGCATAACGCTCCGGCTTTTATATCATAACTAAGAATTACCATTATAAACCTTTGTAAAATTACTAAAACTATTACTGTATGGATACTTTTTTCAAACCTTGGATCGGAAGTGAGTACCAACAAAAGAACTATAAGATTCTTGTTATTGGTGACAGCCATTATTGTGGAGGATGTGACAGATGCGGAGTCTATGGAAATTGCTCTTTTGAAAAAATGGGAAAATGTAGCAATTTTACACAAAGAGTGGTAAAGTCCTACATTGATTTTAGAAAAGGCATTGGAGAAAAGGAGAAATGGATGACTAAAACATATTATCCATTTGATAAAATTTTCTATGGCAAAGAAAATGTAACAATGGAAGAAAGTTTAAAATTATGGAATAGCATATCTTTCTATAATTTTCTTCAAACTGCATACATAGAGGAGGCATCAAATGTGTTATATTCTAATGATGATTATGCTCTTTCCACACCTCTTTTCTATAATGTAATTAAAGAACTGAAGCCCAATTTACTGATTGTATGGGGGAATAGAGCTTATAATCATTTGCCTAACACAAATTGGGAGGATGGTACAGATTATTATAATGGCAAGTATCTTATAGACAATGAGAATGAGATAAAATGCATAAGAATTTACCATCCTAGCAGAGCTAATGTATCGTATTGGCATTCTGTACTAACTAATTTTATAGGGATGGAGCCTAATAAGCTATTATAGCATAGCCATTTTGAGTGTTACAGTTTGATGATTACCATTTTGTTATTATTGACGAAAAGCCGGAACGCCATGTACCCGGCTTTTCTACTTTTGTAATATTTTATCCAGCATTAGCAAAGACCTTTGGATAGTTCCTTTTCTGGTATTGAATTCTCAGATATCCGATAAGGCTTTCATAGTCGGTCAAGAAACCTTCATTGACCAAATCAGCAACCTTCTTTTCAAGCTGCCACAATTCACGTTGTTTTTGTTCCTCACCATGCTTATTACGTAGCATCTTTTCATGACTGTTGAAGATAACCCAGTTCAAGGCTTCACCGACCTTCTGCATGGCTTTAGGCATAAAGTCTTTGGGAACGATTTTCATGATGGCAGAAGAGAGTTCCCTATAAGCGTCCCCAGCATCATTCCGGTAACGAATCATTTGGTCAGAAACGAATTTGATTACATCATATTTGAATGACGCATTTAGCCACATAGCCAAATCAATGAACAATACAGGATGAACCCAGGTTCCACCGCATTTACCGCGTGAACTTAAATAGGGAGAATTTTGCCCATTTAGATTTTCTTTTTCAACGATGGTAGCGATTAATTCCTTGGTTGATTCATTTTCAAAGTATTTCTTCAATTCTTTGTTTGAGGAGTTTCGTTCGTTCCATAACTTTACAAGCCTGGTAGCATTGAAATAGCCGTCAACAGTGCGTTGAATAACTTCTAAATTCCCCATTTGCCTTACCATTTCTTGATTTGTTTTCATGTCTCAGTGAATCTTAGATTAAAAAATTACCCCACCAAAGGCAAGCTCCTCACTTCTTACCGATGGCAGGGTTTATACTTTTCAGCCGTGAGGATAGCTGTTATTATCTCTTTGAGACAAAGTTACCAACATGGTGATTTTTAGCCTAAGATTGCTTAAACCAAGAACGAACAATTGGCAAAATGTTTCATAAAAATACCCCGAGCCTTTCGGAACGGGGTTACTTGATTAATCCTTTGACCTTCAATCTTTCTACAATCTCGTTGTAAAGATACTCTATATCCTGCCGGAAATCCTTATACTGCTGGTAGATAAAGGAAACATCGGCGATATTGTTTGATATTACACACGGAGAAACATCCGGGAAGACACCGGAAATCTCTGCCCGGATTCCGTTCGGCAACCGTCCGCCGGCAAGTACGCTGGGGGCGAAGAGGAACAGTACGATGAAAAGAAACTTTTTCCGCTGGGTGACGCTTTCTGGATTGGGGGGACAATCTGTTCTGGAAAGTATCTCTCTGAACCAGTCGTAAATCTCCGGGATGAGAGTAAAATCAGTCAGGATGGGGGAGGATAACTCCTGCTCGCGTTCTGATAATCTTGATTTCTGTTCACGTATTGATTTCAACTCCACGATTGATGAAAATTCTTTTGTCATAGCACGATTTATTTAGTTGGAAATTCTTATATTTGCATCATAATCGTGTGGGGGAGTTGGATTCTAATCGTGTGGGCTGGCTCCCTATTTTTATGCCAAGTGATATGCGTTCAGGATGGCGAAAGCGTACACAATAACCGTAACCAGACTGTCCAGGAACACCGCCCATGCTCCCAACTTTTGGATCTGACTGAAACTCATGGCCAGGACAACAAGGAAACATATCCATTGGCTTGAAAACAATCCCATCCCCAGCAATATAAGTCCGATAGTATCCATGAATAATGCAACATGAAGCCACGGATGCGCCATCAGATACCATCTTTTTGATGTCTTATCCAGCTTCTGAAAGACTTTTACATGTCGGTATATGGATTTACATTTGAGCAGCTTCACAAGCTCGTACAGGGCTTGTATGATGATTAAGGCGTAGAATGCGTGTTTCATGGTCAGTAGCTTTTATCTCCGTGCTTATACGGACGAAGTTCATTGTATTTCATCTTCTGATTGATAAACCAGAAGATGTTTATACTTCTGTCTTTGCAGAAAGCGAATATCTCATTTAGGAGGATATATAGTTCATCCCGGTAGAAGTTGTCGGTGACATAGACGCAGATTCTAAACATGGACTCCGTGAAGGTCATATCGGAATAATCTTCCGTATCGCTTCCTTCGTAGTCGAAGCTATCCAAATCATATCCTCTCAATCCGGCCAAATCCAACAGACGAATACAGGCGTCGGAAAGTTCGTCCTCTACGCTGTCTTTGATTCCGTGTTTGAAAGCGTACATAAATTCCCCATCATCACGTTTCCTCTGTTTCATATAATATTCAAAATTAGCTTGGTTAGCGTGCATTCCTTTCCGGTCCGCTTCTACCGCTTCCATAAGTTCGGATATGACCAGACAAAGGAAATGTTCATCACTAAGGTTCTCTTCGTGCCATCCATGGGCTACTGCGCACTGGTAGGCTTTATCTCTCAATTTGTTTAAGTTCATAATAGTTTGGTTTTAATAACTCACATATTTATCACTCTACTATTTAGATTGATTCAACTTAGATTCGTAATAGAATTTAGGTAATTCTTTTATAATATACTGATTATCAATATTGTATAATGAGTGTCCTTTTTTATTTGAATGCTGATTTGTAGTTTCGCAGAAGCAGAAGCCAATCTCGCTTTTCGGGTGAAGTGTACCATGTCGGTAGACTGATATAATCGGAGGCGAGATTAATTATGAATTTCAAAAACTTACTCATGCAAGCTTCTGTAAAGGTATTGTACTTTATGTATCAGGAACAACTTAACGGTTATCCAATAGTCAAGCTATTGAAAGATTTATATGACATCATTTCATACTTGATTGAATAATAAGAATCCTTTTCCCAAAGATTCTTATTAATTTTAATTAGTTGGAAATAAAAATACCCGATAACCGCCACAAAGCAGTTACCGGGTATTCATAAAGCACTGACAAGGGTTGTCAGTAAGTTTCCATGTATAAATTATTTATTCTATTTTTACACCGTATTTAATTGAATTGTGGTATGGATGAATTGATAAAACATTTCTCATCATTAAAAGAATATTGGAAAACTATAGTAATAACTTTTATATGTAATGCATTAATTATTTACTTAATATGTTTTCTGATAGTTCCTGAATTTAAAGATTATCCTTTATCTAAAGAAATTATATTATCAGTTAGTGGGTCATTATGTTATTCTAGTATATTCTATTTACTATCAACCATATTCTTAGTTCCCTGGTTTTTTGTTCATCGCTTAATATACTATAACACCAAATGTATAACAAAATTAAATTTTATAGCCTCAATTATAGTATTAATAGCTTTAACGACCTATGAGCTCATATCTGTCTCTTATACACATCTCCGAGCCCACGAGACATGCGCAGATCTCGTATGCCGTCTTCTGCTTGAAAAAA